GCGCCGGTTAGGGTCTGAAGCGAAGTCGGCATGATCAGCGTGTAGCTGGCCGCCAGCGCCGCCGGGCTCGCCAGGCGGACCCGGTTGGTGGGGACGCCAGCGGCCGGGTTCGCCTTGAACTCGTACAGGTCGACGTCGGAGCTCCGCATACGCGCGTACTGGCGCACGCTAGCGCCGAGTTGCTGCTGGAACCAGTAGCTGTCAGTCGCATCGTCGAACACCTCGAGCGCTCCGACGGCCGAGTAGTCACCGCCGATCCCGCCTGCGAACGCTGCCACGTTGAGCGCGGCGCCAGCCGTGAGCTGGACGTTCGTCCCGCCGGTGGTTCGCCAGTAGAGGTTGCTGTCGGCCGAATTGAGCCAGAGCGCCCCCGCCAGCGCGGTCACGGCGCTTGATGCAACGGCGGAGAAGTCGACCGCGACCAGGTCCGTGATGGAGTGCGATGTCCCGCCGCTGGACCAAGAAACATCGGCGTTCAGGTTGAGCGCGGATGCTGGAATCTTCACGCCCTTTCCCGGTGTGTGGTCGTGCGCGTCGAGGAGTTGATAGCTCGTGTCGAAGATGGTATCCCACACGTCGTTGCTGCCGTGATCGGTCGGCAGGACGAGGCCCATGTTCGGGGTGGGTGGCTGGCTCATTCAGAAGACCTCCAAGATGGCGCCCGGCTGAGCCACCCCGATGCATGTGATGGTGATCTGGGTCTGAGAAGTCGCCTTCAGCGCCCATGCCCAGCTCGCGTTGGCGACCGTCGGAGTGATGGTCGCGCCGGTCGGCGCGCGGCCGAGCCCGTGCGTGATGACCGTGTCGCCGATCGCGAGATCCCGCGTGATGACTTGGCGGTCACGCAGCTGATCCGCGGCGCGCTGCGCGGTTTGCGCGACCTGGCGCATGGTAAACGCCGACACGTCGCCGCTCACGGGCGCGACTTGGCGCGGCCGAGCGGCGGGCCGCTGGGGCTTCGCGGCCGGCATCACCACCACCCATCCCAGCCGAGGCCGAGATCCATGTCGCCGTCGCGGCGCGGGTTGTCGATGAGCGAGAATGCCTCGCCGGCATCGCGCGCATCGCCGGCCGTCTTTAGCATCTGGCCAAGCCGTTCGATCATCGGGTCGACCGACGACGTCGATAGGTCGGAGCGCATCAGCAGGTCCCGCTGTGCTAGATGCACCACGAGCCGCTCCTCTACCGGTACATCGAAGGTGACCAGCGAGGCATCGTTGACGTCGGTGAACTGCACCGGCAGCGGGATGAACCATAGCTTCCCTGTGCCACCAACGTGGTTGGGGGCAAAGATGAGGTTCTGGCCCTGCAGCCGGTAACGCACGCGGTGCATCGAGTTCCCGGTCGATGCGGTGAACTGGTGCTGCGTGTCGATGTCGTACGGATACGCGCGGAAGAACCGCGTGCCATCCGAGCTCACGTCGAGGTGGCGGAGCTTGTAGAAGGTGGGGGCGATCGTCGCCAGCGCATAAGTGTCCGTGCCGGCGACGATCGAGAACGTCGTATCGAGCGTGTAGTAGTCGGCCCAGCGCTGGACCATCATGTCGTACCCCTCGAGCAGCGCGTAGTTGATGCCCTGGAGGAGCACGGCCGGCGTGATGTCGGCTGAGTTCTCCCATTGGCCGAGCTGCTGCACGGCCAGGCTGAGTTGCGCGAAGCTGCGGGTGTACGCCATGGCTACTTGTATACGCTCGTGTCCAGGCCGGCGATTGTGAGAACCGCCAGATCTGCGGAGGTCAGGTCGGTCGCGGCTCCGGCGGCGGCGAACGTCCGCAGCGTGATCACGCCGGTGGTCGGCGAGAACGCGGAGACCTGACCCCACAGGCCGCCAGTGCCCATGATCTCCGTCTCGATGGTCATCCACGCGAACATGCGCCACTGCGCCGCCACCGTGACGGTGTAGACCCCCGCGCTGGTGCGGGTCGGGATCTCCGCCGCCAGCGTGGAGAGCACGGAGGCCTTGATCGGCCACAACGGGGGGATGATGCCGTTGGTGGGCGCGATCGGCGCGGTAGCTCCCGTGCCGACGATCGCCAGCCGATAGTACTGGACCCCCATCGGGTAGTCCTTGGAATCCCAGCCGCCTCGGTTCTGCATGTGGCTCCTTACGCCAGCTGGCCGTTGACGTTCCAGCCGGGCGCCTTGCAGCTGAAGTTCATGTACTCGCCGACGCGGCTCTCGTAGGCGTCCGCGAGCTCGGCGACCTTGATGATGGACCCGGCGCGCTTCTGCAGGAAGTTGGGGGCGGCGCCGGCCGAGAACATGGTGATGGTGTCCATCGACAGCATCCACACGCGCTTCGTCTGGCAGCACCGGTCCGAGTAGATGGTGAGCTCGTGGCCCTCCATCGTGACCTGCCACCCGCGATAGCCGATGTCGGCCATCTTTTTGCCGCCGTAGCTCGCCGCCTGGTCGACGACCCACTTCCCTTCGAGCTGCTTGGTGAGCGAGCCGAGGGCGCGCGGGTTGGCGAACACGATGTTCGGCTCGCCGCCGATGTTGTCGACCTCCTGCACCATGTCGACGAGGAGCTCGTGGATGGGTCGCGAGTCGGTCCCGTCGACACGGATGCCGCCCAGGAGCTCGGGCTCGGGCGAGCGGTCCACGTTGTAGAACAGCGTAGAGGTCGGCGCAGCATCCGGGAACCAATCGATGAGGCCGGCGGGCGCGAGCCCGTTGGTGGCCGCCGCGTTGGTGATCGCGTCGCCGTTCAGGAACACGAAGTCGTTCGTCGCAGCGGTCGCGATGCCGGTAGAAATGTTCGCGGTGAACGTAATCGTACCGGCCGAGCGCTGGACGGACGCCACGGTCAGCGTGCCGGTCTTGATGGTCTGGATCGTGTCGCCCGCGCCGGCCGACAGGATGATGGTGTCGTTCTTGACGACACCCCACGTCCCGGCCGCATCATCGAGCGTCATCACCGTGGTCGCGAACGAGGCGTTCGTCATGCGGCCGATGTGTCCGGAGCGCGAGCGGAAGAACCTGAAGTTCAGGTAGTTCCCCTCGGCCTGCATGAGCTTGTCGAACTCGTCGAACGCCGGCTCGAAGGCGTCCATGTCGCCATCCGCCGTCGCCTCGATGGTTTCGTTGTCGACGCGGCCGATGCGGTAGTGGCGCGCGCGCTTCACCTGGAAGGCGGCATACTGGCTGGCGTTGGTACCGGTCAGCGCATTGAGCGCTGTGGCGAACACCGAGGCGCCGCCGCCGGGGAGCGTGGTCTGGATGGGCTGCACCCATTCGCGACCGCCGCCGGGCTTCTTGTTGGACTTGTTGACCATGCCCAGCGCCTTGTTCTTCTGATAGGCGAGGTTGGCCACGACTCCAGGAGCGTAGTGCTCCTTGAGCATTGGATCGAAAGCAGTGAGGTCGAGTGCCATTCTGAGGTCTCCATCACGATGATGTCGACCTGCTCACGCGCGCCGATTACTCGTCGGCTGGCCTCGTTGCGAACGCGGAGCGCATCTTGCGCCGGCTCGCAGCTCGGTGGGCCTCCATCGAGAACTTGCCGTCAACCAGAGCAGGATTGCTCGGCGGCGGGGTCGTCGTGGCTGACGCCTGGGCGTTCGTGACTGCGCGCGTGCTGCGAATGGCCTGGGCAGCTGCTGGTGCTCGCGTCGCGTTCGCCGCAGGGGCTGCCGGCTGAGCCGGGGCCGCGGTGAACAGGTGCTTCCGCCTGTCGTGCCAGGCGGTGCTTTGCTTCTGAAGGTGGTCGTTGGCCCTACGTGCGGCCTCGGTCCAGTGGATTTGCTTGCCCTCGGTTTTGAGGGCGTGGTTGTAGACGTCGACGATGAGAGATGCGGCATCTTCCTCGGCTGCGAGCCACGGGAAGGCCTTGACGTGCTCTGGCGCGGCCAGAGCTTGGCCTATTGCCCGCTCGGCGACTTGGCGCTGACGCGCGGTCTCCGCTTCCTGCGCTCGGGCCTCGATCTGCTGCTCTCGGGTCCCGACCTTGGCGAGCTCGCGCTTGGCCTGCTTCAGGACACGCTTGCCCTCGAGCGCCTGCTTCGTCGCGTCGGTGAGCGGAACGCCCAGCATCTGCGATAGGCTGGTGATGAGGTCGGTGATCTCCCCCTTGACGTCGTCGTCGGTCGCGGCGCCGGTCCACCTCTTCAGCAGGTCGACCACCGCGCCGTTTGGGTCTGCGAAGTACTTGTCACCGAGCGCGACCAGATCGCTCGAGCGAGCTTGCGCCTCCACCTCGGCGGAGCGCTTCTCGAACTCCTCACGCGCGGCGATGAGCTTCTGGCGCTCCTGCGCTACGGCGGGGTCAAGCGAAGGCGCCGGGGCTGCAGCGGGGGCGGTCGGAGCCGTGGAGGTGACGGACGGCTGACCAGCGACGTGAGGGGCCGCTGCGGGCTCCGGCGAGTCCGACTCTACCTCGAGAGCAGGCTCCATGTCACCATCGCCGTAGTCACCGAGCTGAGGTCTCAGCGCCGCGCTGGCCTTGGCGAACAACTGACGCGTCTTCTCGCTGACCGACCGTCCGCTGCGGCGCGAACCCTGCGCATCCGAGAAGCTTGCGGGTCCGCCTTCGATGGCATCGCTCGGATCTGCATCATCGCCCGCGGTCTGGCCCTCGGGCAGGTCATCGGCCACGTCGATCGTGGCTACCAGGTCGTCGTTGTCGTCGCTCATACCCGCCCCCGGAAGCCAAACGGATAGCCGATGTCCAGGAAGGTCGAACTCCCGCCACGTGGGATAACATCGAGTGGAACGAGCTCAGGCTCATCGAAGTTCGCCACGAGACGCGTGTTCAGACCAGATGGCTGACCCTGACGGCGAGGCCAAGGACGCTCCTCCATGGCTCCTGGGATGTCGTCCTCAATCACCGGCTCGGCGTACACGCCTTGCTCGCGCCGTGGGGCGAGGACGATGCAGGTCTCGTCATCGCTCCATTCATCGTAGTCGACCAAGACATTCTCGTCGCTCATGCCATTGCTCCTGGCATCCCCGGTGGCATTGGCATCGGCATCGGGCCCTGCGGCATCGGGCCAGGTCCGCCCGGCGGGATGCCTGGTGCCGGCGGGCCCCCGGCGCCAAGGCCGGGCTGCAGGGTCATCGCGTTGGGCTGCATCGTGGTCTGGACACTCTGCGCACCGGGGAGACTGGGCGAGCTCGCGCCGGCTGCGGCTTGGTCCATCTCGCGCTTGAGCATCTCCAGCCAATCGCGGTAGCGCTGCAACTCGTCGTCGGTCGCCCCGCACGCCTGTGCTTCGTTGAGCTCGCCCTTGGCCATCAGAAGGCCCAACGCGAGATTCATGGTCGAGTCGGGCATCAGGTCGTACATCGGGACCTTGGAATCGGCGAGGCCCTCCATGATCCGCTCTAGGTTGTGAAGCGGACCGAGTACTGAGCGGTTCATCCGCTGCAGGTCCGGCTCGTCGAATGCGTTGGCGATCATCGACGGGTCCGGGATGAGGCCGTTCTTGCCGAGGCTCTCGATATATTCGAGCCGGCCGCCACGCGTGCCCGGGATGAAGTTCTCGGGCTCCATGTAGAGGTGGTAGTCGCCTCCGTCGATGTTGACCTTGGTCCACTTCGTCTCGCGGATCCAGGTCGCCAGGTCATTCGGCGCGAGCTCGCCGGTGCCGGCATGGGCCTCCTCGTACATCGCCTTGGCTTCGTCGATCTGCGCCTGGGCGAGATCGCAGATGCTAGCCTTCCAGCCGGCCTCAACGTGGGCGAACCGGTCGCTCTGGATGTCATCCATCGAGTCGATGGCCTTGCCGCTGGCGTTTGACCCGAGAACGTTCTTGGAGCTCGCGGCCATCTGCCCGATGCCGCTGATCTCGTAGGCCCGGTTGATGTACCAGTCGAGCAGCTGCAGCGCCTGAGCAACCTGCGGGTTGGGCTGCAGATACTGCGGCATGGCGCCGTCGTACTCGACGACGACGGGATGACGTGCCTTGAGGTGGTGCTTGTTGATGTTCGAGGTGCGGGCCTGGAACAGCTTGAGCGCGGACGACCAGTAGTGACCCTCCTGAGAATCCTGCGCGACGCGGTTGACCAACGCCTGGATGCCGCAGAGGTCCTCGACTAGTCCCTGGCCCCACATCTCATCGATGGGGGCGCTCCAATGGCAGAACACGAGCGGGAACCGGGGGCGCTTCCATGGCTCGCGGAGCAGGACAACACCGCGGATCGCGATGACATGGCATCCATCGTCGGCATCGGTCCCGCTGGGCAAGTGCCAGATGTCGGCGACCTCGACATGATCATTGTAGCCCGGCCCATCGTAGGCGTAGGCCATCCAGGCGTCGCTTGCCTCATAGGTGGAGGCGCGTTCGATCTGCTCCTCGAACTCCTCGAACTGCTCGCAGAGCACGCTCTTGGGGACCGGCTTCACGTGAGCCAGGCACCGGGGCATCCCGTAGCGGGCCTCGCGTGGGTCATGCACGATCTCGTAACGCGGCACGTGGTCGACGTCGGTGTCGCCGCCGTTGCGGACGACCTTCCACACGGCGGTGCCGCGGATGAGCATCGCCCTGATCACGTCCGGCTTGAGCCGCTCGATCTTCGCAGCGCCCATCTTGCGCCGAATTACGCGGCTGACGCGCTTGGCGAAGAGCTTCTCGCTCCACGCCGCGTCGTCCGCGCTGATCACCGGCATCGTGCGCGACTTGGTGAGCCGCGCGGTCGCCGTGTCCACCATGGACCTGGCGATGTTCAGGTTCGCTGGCGACTTCGAGCTCTGCCGGAGCCACGCCTGCTCGTCGTTGCCGAGCGTGCCAAGCGGTCGGCCCTTGTAGATGGCCTCATGCAGCATGTCGCGTAGGCCCGAGATGCGCCGACGCTGCCGGAGCCGGTCGATCCAGGTCCACGCCGAGTTCGCGATCGTCGCCTGCTCCGGATCATCGCCAGGCTGCAGCGTCCACCATCGCGTCGGCGCCTGAACCTCGCCAGATTCGTCGTACTCAGCGCGGCGCCGCGCCCGGACCGCCGGGACCGACTTCGCCTTGCGACTACCCTGGGTGCGCTTTGTCACTCGCGGGTAGAATTCAACCCTGGGGTACCGCAAGTCAAGAAGATTCCTCAGTCGTCCTCGTCGTAGACGTCCTCGGCCTTGGTCTCGGCCTCGACCGCTGCCAGGAGATCGCCGCCGAATTGGGCGTAGAGGCCCTGCTTTGCCTCGGCCTCCGAAGGCAAGGGAGCGGTGGGCGCGGCCATCGAGAGGATGTCAAGTTCGATGTCAGCGACCTTCGCGCGCGCGAGGGTGACGCCGGACTTGCGCGCCCAGAGGACGAGCTCCTTGATGGCCTCAATATCGCTTGGCATGGGCTACAGTACCGTCTCGGTCTGACCCGTCAACGCGAACGTTCCGGTCCCGCTGGAGACCAGGCGAACGTTGTGGTTGATGGGGCAGAGGTAGGTCAACGTCCATGGGATGGTGGCGCCGACCGTCACGCCGACCGATAGCGTCATATTCAGGCCGGGCTGCGCATCGATGCGCTTGGTGGTCGGGGTCGCCGACGTATCGCTGCGAAGCTCGAGAACGCCAGCGAGCGAGCCGGTTACGCTCAGGGAACCCGACCAGGTGCCGGTGTAGATGCAGAGCACCGGTCGCGTCGAGCTCGGCGTGAAGTTTGCGTTCAGGGCGCGCGTCGGAGTGCTCTCGCTGACCCCGGTTGACAGCGCGACCGCTGCGATCGCAGAGAGGACCGGGTCCGGCGTGACGGCATCCTGCCATTGTCCCAGGCTTGCTCCCTTTGTAACCCCGGTCAGAGGGAGCCAGGGCACGGAGCCCGGGGACTGGGAGGGGTCATCCCATTGAACGGTCGGGTCATCGTTTCCGATGATGAGGTTCACCGTGGTCCCGCTGACCACGCCGGTGATCACCGCCTGGTGAACGCGGCCGTTGGTGAAGCTGATGCTTGCCCCTTGGCCGATGATCGGATTGGTCATGCGCCGGGAATCTACGAGAAGTCCTCGTCCGGGTCAAAGGTCGAATCCTCGAGCATCTGCTCCTCGCGGAGGTGCGCCGTAAGCGAGCCCGGTTCCGGAGGTTTGCTATCGGGCCTCCACCGGTACTGGTAGCTGTGGCGATGGCCGTAGAGCCCGCCATCGCACGCGTGATTTTGCATGGTCGGGTCCTCCACCATCTTGCCGCGCGCGTCCACGATCTTCGTGAGCCACTGCAGCTGGGCCATCTCTTCGTAGAGCACGCCGCCATCGCGCAGCGCGATCCCGCCGGTCACGATATCGCCGTTGACCATCTCGATGGCCGTGTGCTTGTGCTGCTTCTCGGCCTCGACGATGGGCAGCTGGTAGCGCTCTACCCACTCCTTCGACCAGCCGACCGCCGTGCTCTTGGCAGGTCCCCCGGCGTCGACCACGGTGATCGCCAGCGCGACGATCGCCCGCACCGCATGCAGCACCGCCGCCTGTTGATTCGCATCCAGGTGGGTCTTCTTCCAGCTGGCGACCTCGTAGAGCCGCTTGTCATGCGCGTGCCAACCCCACAAGACGAACGCGAACGGGTCGGGGTAATAGCCGAGGTCGGCACCGAGAGCGAACAGCCCCTCGCGCCAGTCCCAAGGCAGGTCGCCGAGCGCGCGCAGGATGTCAGGGAAGCCATCCTCGCGATAGCGCGGCGTCGCGTAGAACAGCGAGCCCTGGGGAACCTTGTGAACGTGGTAGACGAACGCCGCGTCCTCGCGCACCCACTGCCCGAACCCCTCGCGCTGCATCATCGGCGCGTCCATGGGGGCGACCATGGGGCCGCCGAGCAGCGCCTGCAGCGACTCCATCCCCATCTTCCAGCGTGCACCTGCAACCGCCGCCGGCATCTCACCGGGCGTGTGCGGACCGCTCACCATCTCGTCTCGCGCGCCCCACACGACGTAACGTCCCTTTGCGCGCCCCCAGTATGGGTTCTCCAGGAGGTTCGAATGGTGCACCGACCAGCCCGGCGCTCGACGCTCGAGGTCTGGCCGGCTCGCCTCGTAGAACAGGCCAGCCATCTGACGCACCGCGGTACCGGTCATCGTGAACTTGCCGCGGAAGTCGAGCAGCGACGGCATGAACACCTCCTGGATGGAGGGGGCCAGCTTGCTCGGGATCTTCTGGGCCTCATCCCACCACACGCGGTGGTAGGCGCCGCCGAGCGCGCGCCGGAGTTTGGGCTCGTCGTCGGCGCCACGCAGGTAGATCCAGCTGTCGAGTTCGGGGCAGCTGATGGTCAGGTCGCCCCGGTCCAGCTTCACGCGACCGTTCTCGACCAGGCCAAGCTGGTTGAGCAGCGGCTCGAACCCATCGCTCCTGTTTCCCCACCACGCGATGCGCTCCGCCTCAGCCGAAGTCGAGTTGATGTAGAGCTGGCGCCCGCCAGGGATCCGCAGCAGGTCGCGCACGAACGCTCGCACGCCCGCTCGGGTCTTGCCGATGCGCCGCCCTCCCTGCCAGCACACGAGCTGCGCTGGATCATCCCAGGCCGCGCGCTGCGTCGGATACCACTCGTCGCACAGCGCATCCGCGGCTCGACCGGAAGCAAGGCGCTCGCGGCGCGCTGCGAGGAGCCGGGCGGCGCGGCGCGGATCGATCACCTACCAGGCTACTCGGTCTTTGGAGGCGGGGCGATGGTGCGCCCCAGCGACTCGATTGCGCGGTGAAGCTCCTGCTTGGCCAGTCCAGCCTCGACTGCGGTTGCCTGAGCTCGCTCGCATGCCGTCTTGAACGCTCGGTACGCGTGGAGCTCGGGGCCGGCCAAGATCCCGAACTGGATGGCATGCTCCGCCATATGGTCGACGAAGCGCTGGGGTTCTCGCCGAATCAGCGTGTCGATCGCGTCGAGCGCACGTCGCAGCTCTGCGCCGAGAGGCGATTTCTTCGCGAGCTCGAACTCTTGCTCGCACTTCTCACAGTCGCTGTCACACGGCCCCGGGCCGCCCTTGCCACCCGGACCATGCTTCAATCCTTTCAGTACCTCGCCGATCATTTGATCGTCTCCACGATGTCGTCCTCGGTGATGCTCACGACGTTCGACATCGGGATGCGGTAGCGCTGACCGCCGGTGGTGGCTGGCGTTCTTGGCACTACGAACACCCACGCTCCCTTCTCCGTGACATCGAACTCGCGCGCGTGCTTCTCGCGGCTGTACCCATCGCCGATCGGCGCGGGGATAGGATCACGGAACTGGATTCTTTTGATCGCCATGACGTTCTTTCACGCGGCGCAGGAGCCGCAGGTAGGCCACGATGCGTGCGTGCTTGGACACCGAGCACGCGCTGCAGGTCGGGGTTGCGCTGACGATGGTCGTCGGCAGGTCAGTTCCGCACCATCCGCAGCTCATGGCGGGTTGCGCCGATCGCACTCGTAGCTCTGCGTTCCGGTGACCGTCGGCTGGCACGTCACGCTGCATCCGAAGCAGCTCGCCGCCTCTTCGGTGTCTCGCGGCGCGCCCCCGCTGATCCTCCCGAGCTCGCGCACGGTCACCTTCTCGAGCACGAGCCGCTTCCTCTTGATCCTCAGCATCACGTCCTCCTCAGCATTCCGGGCTGTTGTTGACCGACGGAACGCATCCCGGCCCATTGATCGAGTTGCAGACGCCGATCACCGAGCAATGCAGGCTGCACGTGTTGGTCGCAGGCCAACCGCCGGCCACATCAGAGAGCTGGCTGAGTCGGAGCACCGTTTCGCGCTGAAGCACGAGCTTGCGCTTCGCCGGCTTCATTTGCGCTCCCGGATGTGCTTCTTCATGGCTTCCTCGAGTGTCGACGATTGTGGCCGGTGGTTCATGTTGGTCACCGGCGGCGACAGAGCATAGGAGCCGTGCTTGGCAAGCATATGCAGCTTCGTGGTGTCGAGGGTGCTGCAGCGCTCGCGAAGACGCCCGGACCGATGACCGAGCAGGTAACCGGCCTCGAGCACAAGGGCAACTCCGATGATGCCCAGCATGATGATGATCTCGATGTCGCTCATGATGGCATCTCCGGCAGGGGGTCGATCTCATCGGGATCCGCCCAGCCTTCCTTGACCGCGATCTGCATCTCTTCCTGGCTTTGGTACGCCGAGTCGGGAATGGCGCGGCTGTTGGGCATGATGCTCAGCAGCCGGCCGTCGGGCCCGCTGAGCGTCGAGAACACCGGCATGTCGACGGCGATCGAGACGATCTCGTTTTCGCGCATCATGAGCACGGTCTTCTCGCGGCCCTCGGCATCCCAAGTCGGGATGAGTGCGGGGGCCTTGCGGGGGAAGCAGATCACATCGCCAGGCTTGACCTGCAGAGGGACTACCTTCCCCTCGGCGTTAACGCGGCCAGGTCCGACCTCGAGCACGCGCGCGAACGCGACGTGCTTGTTGTTGAGCGCGGTATCTGGAATCGCCAGCCCACCGCGGCTGATGCGCTGCTCCTCGATGGGCTCAGCGGTGACTCGATCGTGGAGTGGAACGTGCTTCATGAAGCTCCTTGCATGTCAATACAGTGCGCCTACTTGAGAGCTTCGTCAAGAGGGAGCTTCGCTGCGACGTGGTTGTTGACCAACTGCTTGGTGTATTCGCCATCGAGCGTGTAGACGTAGCTTGGGCGACCGGCAGGCCAGGCCGCGCGCACAAGCGCCGACTGCAGCCCCCGGCGTCGCATCGGCTTGCGCGTATACGCGAAGTGGATGAGCCTGACGCCAGGCAGTAGCGCGAAGCACAGCCAGGCCAAGATGGTGCGTTGGTTCTCGGGCTCGACAGCTAGGATGACGCGGGTCGCGGCGTGGTCGAGCACCCGGTTCACGATCCGGTCGCCGTTGCGGCGTAGCTGGGCGCGGAAGGTGGATGCGACGAAGCTCTGGTCATCAGCGCCCGCCGGCCGGATCGCGATGCGGGTGTCCGGATCCAGCTGCTGAATCAGGGGCACGGCGCGTTGAGCTCCCACAGCTGCTGATAGAGCACGGCCGAGCCGTAGGAGTCGCGCCAGGCACGCGCATAGCCGAGCACATCGGGCGGCAGGCGCAGGGTGCAGTGGTCGCGCGCCAGCTCGGCCAGGAGCTGCGCATCGCGGCGCCGGGCGTTCGTCGCCTGGGCGACCAGCGACGGGTCAGTTCGCCGTCGCTCGAGCTCTCGAGCGACGAACCCGCCCACGCTCACAGCCACACCCGAATGTCGCGCCCTTGGACCAGCCGGGCAGCGACTCGCAGATGTCGCTCGCGCTGAGGCTGCGTTGCCATCTCTGGTCGGGTACTTCATGGCTTCCACCATCGCTTCAGCTGAAGGTCAGGCTGGACCCCGGGCAGCGGATAGAAGTCCCTGAGGGTTGCGTCGAATGACGAAAGCTCCACCTTGCTCATGGCTTGCTCCTCTCGGCGATCAGCGCCTGCAGCTCTTCTTCTGGCATGGCGCGGATGGTCTCACGAGCCAGTGACAACAGCTCGGCCTCGAACTCGCCGCTCGAGAGAACCGCAGCGCCGCCCTTCTTCAGCACGGCATCCGCCAGCTTCTGCCGCTCCCGCTGCTCCTTGAGCAGACCGAGCACAGTCTTCTGATAGAGGTCAAAGTTCTCGCGCCAGTCCTCATCGGGTAGAGGGCCCGTTCCGGTCACCTTGTCGGTCTGCGTCTCGCGCATCCAGTGACGTAGCCGGCGAGATAGCTTCTCGGAAAGGTACGCGAGCGAGCTCGTCGCCCTGACCAGGGACTTGGTCTTCCCGTGCCCAGTTCGGGGCTCGGTATTCACTACCTCGATGTCAATGCCCACGCGTCACTATCCTACGCGGTCGTCGATGGCCGCGCAATCCCTCACCAGCGCACGAGGTAGCCGTCGCCCCCGTGGCACATGGCGTCGTGAATACCGCCATGGTCATGCCTCTTCCTCGCACACCGATACAGCCTGCCATGCAGCCTGATGGTGCACGGGCACTGGGAACGGTCATCATTGGCGGGCGCAAATGTGGTGGTCATGCTGCGTTCGGTGCGGATATAGCTCGTGCAGACGGTCATGTGATTCTCCATGGTTACGAGAAATAGCTTGACAAGGCGTTGGCACAAGTGGTGCACTCTCTTCTGCTCAAGCGGAGCCTCCGTCAGGTCGCTCGGGCAGGGATGAGGGATGACGCCAGGGCGCGTCACCATCACATTTCGGTTGGGGTGGTTCTGGTAGCGGGCTGAAGCTTCTCCTTCGGTTCGCTGGACTCCGGACTCTGAAGCAGGGCCACCTATGGCGTCAGCTACTACAGTTGTAGTAGCTGGTACCAGTACAGTGGGCCTACAAGCCCTCCAAGGCGCCGCTCACCAAGGCCGAGCTCGAGCTGGCCGCCCG